GTTTACTCCATCATTTGACCCTTCAAACAATAAATGAAAAGCGTACAGCACGTTCAAGTTCATACTCTTAATAGTTGGAGGGGTGCTATAGGTTCCTGGCTCAAATTCAATTTGAAGAAATCTAGGACTTCCACTTAGAGTCCAGAATCTCGTAGAAGTACTGCTGTCAAAAGCCTTGTACTTATAATTGGTTGAATACACAGATGACGAGGTTAAAGCGATACCCGTTTGACTTGTATCAGAAGAAAGGTTTGTGGTTGGGTGATTTGTTCCTGTTTGACCCGCCCCCTCATACAAAGACCAGTCTCTTATAGCCAACCATGAAGTACCTGATTGCCCTTTGCTGGCGTTGGTGTTGCTCACTCGTATATATCTATAAGCAACAAAAGTCGGCGTATAAGTCAATGTTAGTGCTGCACTTTGTATGTTATCCCCAAACTCCTGAGCCTTGACTGTTACGGTGCGTTCTGCTGTGCTTGTGTTTGTATCGGTAAAGGTCATGACTGGCCCCAATGAATCATCGCCATTGTCCATAGCGTGATTTACATCTGCATCAGCAACGATTTCCGTACCGCCAATTGACACGGATACTGAATAATTAGGATTTGTATAGCTAGAGTGATTACTAATTATGACTGAACCCTGCCCAAAACCGAAGGAGATTGAAGCCGTCGGTGTGGTTGTAGTTGTACCACCACCACTGCTTCCCTTCTCAATACCGTTTATCTTAGATATACTAGCCATTTCCGTTCCGTTGTATTTTAATACTGTTGGCATATCATGAACCTATCTCTAAGTAAGTCGCCTCAGGATTAAAGTACATCACAGATGTTGTTACCGAATGGCCCATGACTCTCTTGAATTGACCTTGACTAGGAGACGTATTTGTGATTTGAGCTTGAGTTCCTAAAAAACATTGTTGTGCGGCGGTTAAAGTAGTACCCGTGTTTACATACCCTTTAAGTAAAAAACCAGCATCCTCAGTGCTACCTAAAGCCATGCCAAGAAAAGCTTTGTTACCAGCCTCTACATTGCTCGCTGCAAACTCCCAGCTACTACCGTCATAATAGTAAACCCTTCCAGCTGTGGTTCCTGCGCCTGAGTCAATTCCAAAATAAGTAACTATAGAGCCGTGGCCGTGGTCGCCAGCACTGCTAAGCCCAGTATTCTGTGCTGTTATGTCTGTGGCTAAAAATGTGCCACAACTAAGGCTTAGGGTTCCAGCGTCTACCGATACTCCAGACAGCAATGTCTTCTTGGCGGTGTTTCCTACATGGGTGTTTCCAGAACCATCACACTTAATTAGCTCTCTACTTGTACCACCATCATCGACCCCTCTAATGGCGTTGTTGTTTGTGGTTAGCGATAGAAATTGTCCTACAAACACACGATTGGCAGCGGTAAGGTGGTTGCCGTCAAATGTAAGGTTAGACTCGCCATCTATATTGCCATCACTGTCGCCCGCTGTAAGGACTCTGTTTTCCGCGTAGTTATCTATACTAACACTTCCACTCCCAGACGGCGTGTCAATCCAAGAAAGGTCGCCAGTAGCGTTAGATTCAAGGATCTTGTTTGCGGCGCCTGGCACTGCATTAGGAAGCGTAATAGTGTAGCTAGCAACAGTTTCAGACTTAGGCTTTATGTTTACGTGCTGGGCGTTATCTCCGTCGCTTAACCTAATCCCGTTGGCCGATCTAGAGTCAAAAACCCCATTGACGTTGTCAAACTGATAGCTTACTGTGTTTGAAGAGCTTGCAAACTGTACAATACCCCCCTTTAGTCCAAGCCTACTGCTGTCTCCGTTAAGATCATAAGTCCTAGGAGATCCAGCCTGAGTTAGATTGCCAGAACCAAGATTTACAGTTACCGCATCACCCTCTAGTAGTATTTTCTTCCAACTAGCCACCTATACTTATGCTTTTTGAAGTTTAGAATCTTCTTTTTGCTGAAGTTTTTGAAGTCTTTCGAACTCCTTCTCTAGCTTCCCCATAAGAGAAACAATAGTACCAGCGTCTGAGGCTTTGATGTTTGCCTGCCTTGTTACTTCAGCTAAGAAGTATACCTCTGTGATGTCTAATTTCATTTGAATTTAATTAAAGGTTTGAAATTATTTAGCCTTCAGTTGATTCTGAAGTTTATTTACTACGTCTGCCAACAAAAGTACGTCTTTTCCATCGAATCTACAATCATGTAGCGTCTTTAAAATATACGTAAGCTCTTGCTGGGTCAAGGTGTCAGTGGTAACACCACCGACTGCCATGCCCTTACCAAGAATACCCATTACGTCGTTGTGTACAGGTAAAGACCTTCGTTTCCTGTGCCCGTTCCATCATTATAGAACAGAGAACCAACAGGCATAATAGTTGACGAAGGATTAGCAGCACCGAGTGTAAGAGCTGCAACACCCATGTCTGGGAATGATGCTGATGCTCCGTCATCCTTGAATTGCCATCCTGCTACACCAATACCAGCGTTCTTCCAAACAAATTCAGCGCGATTCGCATCTACAGAAGAAGTATCAATGATGATACCAGCGTGGTCACCATTAGCGGCAGAGTGTCCTCCGTTTGCGAGGGTAACAGTCTTGTCTTCAACAAGCAACTCAGTGCTATTTACAGTCTCTGTGGTTCCAACAACCTGGAGATCACCAGCAATCTTAACGTGAGAGTTAGCATGACCAATGGTCAGGGTGTTAGAACCAATACTCGATGCAATCGATGCATCGGCAGCAGTAAAGTCAAGGCCAGTAAGACCAGCAATAGCTGTTTGTGAGGCTCCAAGGTCTATCTCAGTTGAACCAATCGTAATGGAGTCGTTTACTAAGCCAGCATTTGGAAGGGCAATATCAGTCTCTATAAAATCAGTAAGTTGATCAAGAGTCATTTTCTTGCTAGTGCCATTTGCTCCGTCATCAACAAGGATGAGGTCAGCTGCTGAGGCAGAATCGAAAGCGAGAGAGTTTGAAAGAGAGCTGATATTGAGGTCAATCGAAAGCGTATTGCCAACAACAGAAGTGGAGATACCTGATTCAGCCAATCCAGTAATTGTATGGTTTACAGCACCAACATCTGCACCTGTGTTTCCAGAGTCAGATGTGAGCTGAGCGCTATCTACAGCACCCGCAGAAGCGACAAGGTTGGCAACGGTAACGCTCTTAAGTGCTGTCCCTGATGTGTCGTAAATGAGAACTTCGTCATCAGTAGCAGCAGCCTCATCAAGAAGCGTAGTACCAGCAATGTCTACAACCAGGTTTCTGGTAGAAGCAATGTTTCCACCACCAGAAAGACCAGATGTGCCAGAAGCGGTTGCGATTTCCACCAGCGTGTGGTTAATGTGCTCTTGGGGTACGAAATTGCTCAGGTTATCGTGATTAATCGCGCCGTCATCTGTAGATATTGACACCGCCCCAGAACCATCAAAAGTGAAGTCTGCAATACCCGTTCCGTCTGTAAGAGCGCCAGTAGTAGTCCCAATCGTAGTACTGGTAAATGCGTTGGCGCCAAGCTCCCTTGTCCCCACCACATTGGAGTCGTTGATCATCAAGGCAGTAGCCTCTGATCCCTGCCCGCTAAGACCAGTAAGTGTTAAGTCAGAGAAAGAAACCGCAGTGGTTTCTAACGCTACTTTTTTCCATGATGCCATGATATGCTATTTTTTATTTTCTAAATATTTCAACAAATATACAACGTTTTTATTACGTCACCCCGAAGTATAGGTTATCAGCAGTGTCCGCATACATGCCCCCCTCAAAAGCTGTAGGGGGTGAAGCTGGATCAAACTGCTTAAACTCTACAAGACCGTCCAAATTAATCTTTCCAGTACCTGTTGGAGTAAATTGGATGTCAGCACCGCTATTTGAGTTGACTATGGATCTTGTTGTTCCGTCGTAAAATACGTCGAGGTTCCCGCCAAGCTGTGGGGATGCATCTTCATGGACGTTTTCTATACCAGAGCCTGTACCCCCTCCTATTTCCGTCCAGTTGCCAGCGGTTGACCATCCGCCACCGTTATACACGTATGGGGTGCTACCAACTATAGCTAAGTACCCAGTCACCTGAAGACCCGCATCTAGGTTATTCCTGTCCGAAATAGAGGAGAAAAAACCAAATCCCACGACCTGATTACCCGTTGCGTTTACAATAGGTGCGTTAGGGTTATTGTGCGATACTGGTCCTGGAAAAATTGGCATTAGAAGTCTACTTTTAATGTCTGACCAACAGCAAAAGCATCATCGTATGTGCTTCTGTAGAATCGGTAGGACGTTGTTACACCATACTCGTTTGTTAAATTATAATTTACTGGTGATTCAAAGTCACTAAGAACATCAGTAACCCCCTGAAGAAGTATCTGGTTTGGAGTCCCCCAAGCGTTAGGGTATGCAATCCAAGTATACTTGCCTTGAGTGTCCATACCTGCGTCGCCACTTGTCTGAAAATCTCCTTGAGCCACTAGATTGTCAAAAGGAGCTGTAAGTTGAGCCCACAGGGTGGCAGCCTCTCCGTCAGACGTTATAGCAGCGGACGTACTTGAACCTATTCTAACCCTGAAGTACCACCTAAAATTCATGCTCCCACTGGTGATCGTGTTGTTGGTTCCGCTTCCATCGTCAATAGCGGTTACCTTGTAAGACCTTGTGGACTGAGATGTTAGGTCTCTAGTTATGGTAGTAGATAAAGTTTTAGCTGCGTTGTCGTCAGAAAACCCACTTTCAAGAACACTATTGTTTTCATAAAACACAACAGATGTGTCCGCAGTTTGTGTGTTGTCTCCGATGTTATAATCAAATCCCTGTATCTTAATTCCTCTACCAACCTCAACTGTTTCTCCGTTTGTGTCATTTACAAATGAAGCATATGATCCGTCGGTGTTCTCAAGAGCCCTACTTACGTTTTGAAGGGATATGCTCGTTATATTGTACTTCTCTAGAATGTCTCTAACCACAGCTTCAAGAGACGTTCCAGAAGCTATAGGGCTGCTCATGTGAGCAAACGCAGCGTCGTTATTAGTAATGGTTATGGCGGAGGTGAGCACTGGATCACCGCCATCCGCTCCGTCTGCACCAGCAGCCCCATCAGCTCCAGCAGGACCAGCAGGTCCCTGAGCCCCAGCAGCCCCAGCAGCCCCATCAGCACCAGCAGGGCCTTGAGCGCCCGCAGGCCCCTGAGCGCCTTGAGCTCCGTCAGATCCAGCAGCTCCAGCAGCTCCAGCAGGACCTTGCGGTCCTTGAGCGCCAGTAGTCCCTTGAGCTCCAGAAGCACCAGCTGGGCCAGCTCCAATAGCGCCAGCAATAGAAATATTATTGGCAGCAGTAGTCGTGAGGGAAACCACCTTGGTCTCCTCAGAAGTAACGACAGAGATGTTTATTACCCCTTCTTTAGAGCTGGATACAGCTATGCTTGATGGTCTGGATACGCTTATTGGCATAGCTTACTATTAACTGGTTATAGTAACGTCCTCATTAATTTTAATTGTTCCGTGAATTAAAGTAGCTACAGTAGGGTCTGCTAGATCTTGTGGTGGGTCTTGATTGTCCTTAACTACTTTTTGCTCTATGTCATAAACATAAAGTCCAGAAGGCATGGTTTCCATAACTGAAGCCGCAAGACTCAAGTCAACAAAACCCGCAGTTACGTCGGTGGGTGATGCTGTTTTTACAATAGAAAAGTCCGTGTTACTTCCATTTTCAACAATGTCTGAGTCAGAATCCCCAAGGTCAGAGGTTCTGACTTCCATTTTAAATACATCAGCGTTCTTAAAAGAGGCTACTGGTGGGCTTGAGTTATCAGTCAACGTAAGACGAAGAGAAAATGTATCACCCTTACGGCAGGTGATATCTACTCTTTGTGATGTATCTAAGTTTATTTTTGTAGCCATCTTATCCTAATATTTCTGATGTTATATCTCCCGATTGCTCTGGTAATTCCCCTCTCTCGCCATTTCTTTGAGAAAGCAACTTGCTCTGCTCAACGGCCTGCTTTTTGACTCTATCGTCCTTACGGTCATCTTTTGTGTTTTCAATCTGAGACTTAAACTGCCTTTCTGATTCAGACTTGTTGGACATAGCATCAGCCTTAATGATTTCTATCTCTTTTCTAAACCCGTGCTTAACTTCCTCTAGCTGAGCTTCAAGCTGGGCTTTTAACTCCAGCTCTTGAGCTTTTAGTTGAGCTTCCATTTGCATCTCTTGCTGTCTAGCTTCAGACGATGCTTGAGCTGATTGCTGTTGAATCTGAGCTTGCTGCTGAGAATTCTGCATAGCAACCTGTTGTTGTTTAGCCATTCTCTTTTTTCTACGAACAACAAGAAGCTTTTCAGCTTGGTTTATATCTCTTAACTGACGAACAGCTATGGCGTCCTCTAGATCTATTTCCTTCTGACTAAGAGCTATCTGAATATTTTGTTCTAAGTACTGACGCTCAGAATCTTCCATTTCTTTAACTACACGAACCCCAAAGTTGTACATAGATAAATTATGGAAAGAGGTCAAAACCGACATGTTTTCCGCCCCAATAGCGTTTTCGTAAATACGGTGTAGAATAGAGTCGGGATGAATTACCTGTAAACACTTAACAATATCGCTACAAACCTTCTTGTAAAGAATCATAGAAGAATTTGTAATATCATATATAGCGTTGTTGGCTGCTGCTAAGGCTTGTTGACGAACACCAACAAGCGCATCACCCTTAGGAGAAGAAGCGTCCATCACCTCGTTAATTCCTGTCGCGTCGCGGATCATCTTCAGGTAGTGGTTATACAGCCCTATCAGTTCATTTACGTTTCTAATGCTGTTGCCGATTTCGCGAATAGGTGGGTTTTGGAACCCCCCCTCTGGGTTTTTACTCCTGTAGTAGAACACACCAGTCTGCTCGTAAATGTCGTGTAAGTCCAAAGGCTGTAATTCCCCGCCTTTTCCAAGCTGAACGTTTTCTAACCCCTCAATATCAATGATGATGCCATCTGGTTTTGCTTTGGCGACTGCCTGCTGAATCTTCAGGTGAGTAAGCTGTAATTGATCAGCGAAACCGATGCAGCTATCAACCATAGACTTAGGCATCATGTCTAAGATGTTTGTAGAACAAACCGAATACGACAGGTTGGTTTTAGAGATGTCGTGAACGTTTTTAGGTATGTTGTTTTTCTTGCTGTAATTGAAGAGAAAATCAGTACCCAAAACATAACAACCTCCATATATAGAAGCAGACTCTAGTTTAACAACCTCCCTGTTAAAAACAGAGTTTTGAGGGCCTTTGTAGTTTTCACCTTTAGAGTAAAACCCTATATTTCCATGTCTGCTTTCTTTGTTCTCAAAGTACTCGCAATCAACAGACATAAACTCAAAGTCAAGCACCTCAATCATGTATTCGTCATAACCAAAGCTAGACTTATTGTTTGCTCTGTCGTAAGAGGATTGAGACAGCTTTCCTGAATCGTATCCATATTTCTTTTGAGCTGTTTGAGCAATCTTCTTAAACTCCTCCTCGGTAAACTGATCTCCAGCCATGCGTTTTAACTCATGGATAGGAACGTACCGAACATGACCAGCATAAGTAAGGTCAGAAAAATTTGGATCTTCTGTAAAGCTATGAACGAAGTTAATGGGATCTATGTAGTCAGTTTTTATCCCATAACTAGGGTCATTTGACCTCTTTACCACGGACATACCAGTAACAGCGAGATCGTTTACGCACCTCCTAAGAATAGAGTCGTTAAAATCATTCCAGTCAAGCGTCAAATTAGTACCTATTTGTGCTGCTATCTCGGAAGAAGACTTAATGTTTTCTCCTATAAATATTTCAGCCTCCTCTAGCGTTTCTGGTATCTCACTAGAGCTTTTACCTACAACAACGCCTGTTTTTTCTTCAATCTTGACTAGTTGATTTTTAGCCAGTATCATCATTTCTATCTTTCTTCTTTCTTTGTCCTTCTCTGAAGAAGACAGAGGGTCAATAGCTTCTAGATTAGGATATGGAGAAAGCGATAGAATTTTGTTTACAACGATTCGAACGAACTTGGGTAAAATAGGAACTGGAGTAAAATCAATATTGATCATACTTCCATCGCCATTGTTAGGGTCTAAAGAGGTGAGAAGAGACTTGTAAATGGCCGTGTCCTGAGTTCCATTTGCGTACCTTCGATTTCTTTCAAACGTTTTTTTTCTATTCCCAAAAATAGAATTATGCTGATCCATCTTGCCCCACTGTTTGTACACAGCTTTGGCATAGCTAAGACCATATTCCTTGCTTTGTTTTTGCTCAGAAGGTGCTAAAGGGTCTGGAAAGCTAGATTTTTTGTTATTACTGTACATTTGCAATGAGCTGAGTTATTATAACTCCAATGCAAATATAGTAAAACTAGAAGTGCCAGGCTTTAGGCTTGTGAGTCCTAAAAAACTTCTTATTGCCAAGGTCTGAAACAACACGCTCTTTCTTTTTAGATTTCTGAGCACCAAGAAGCGCCAACCCAGAGCTGATTGTCAAGTCAAACTTAGTCCTCTTGTCTATTTTATACGCAATCCAATCCTCTAAGGTTTTGTTAAAATACATATTTCCAAACTCCTCAGTCTCAGCCTTTATGCCTACATGGTCATGTATATAGGCTTCGATAGATTGAGCGTGAGACTGTATCACGTCTTGTGAGTTCGATGGAATACCCTTAGTCCTTACGTTAGCAGATGAGTTGCCAGTCTTTAAGAAATCAGGTCGATCCATTAAGTAACCGTCGTAACCTCTTGACTCAAAGTACCTTACGATACCGTACTTATTGTTCTCTACAAGTAAAGGATATCCGTAGAAAAAAGCGCACATCAATACATCTTCGTAAAATATACTGGCAAGGTCAGGGCGAGACGCATACTCCACAACAAACATATTTGAAGGGGCATCCATACTGAACTTATTATACATATGAAGAGCACCTTTAGATCCCCTGCCGTCAACGGTAGCGTCTAAATCATACGAGTCAACACCTCCTACTCCGATATGCGAATTAGGGGCCACCTTTTTGCCTCGCTCGTCACTCTTCTGATTTCTTAGGTGATCGGGTGGCATCCATGAAACCCTAAACCTACCATTAGGATCTGGAGAGAAAACAACCTCTTCGTCTTTCTTTCTCCATATGAAGTTACCCTTTACTACTGGGTTAGGAAACATATCTTCATTAAACTCTATTTGCTGGTAGATCTTACCGATATTAAATAGACTGCCCTCGATACTATCTCTAAAGGCCTCGTCCTCAGTAAAAGGAAACTGACGAATAATCTCGTTTAGTTCAGAGGGGTCGTTTTTAAAGGAGCTGCGCTCGTTTTTAAGATAAGTCTTACTGCCTTGATCAATAACCTCCCCGTCTATACCATGTATATGTACGTTTTGGGAGGGGTCATCAATCACAGAGTTACCGTAAACATCAAAGAACCCTTCTAGTGCGTTATAGGCTGGGATGAATATTCTGTATAGTCCTGACCTAGTTCGTCCGTTCTGATTTCTTTCATTAGGATCGGAGTCAGCCCATAACTCTCGGTACTCTTCACCTCCTTTATTCATGGGGTTTACTGTACTCCCCACCAGAGCTTTACCGACCACTCTTTTACCCACGATCAAGCAAGTACGCTCAATCCTCCACGCCTCTCTGATGTCAGTGGGTTTCTCCCACTTACCAGCCTCATCGAGATATAACATGTGTAGCTTTTCGCCGTCATATGCGTTGTTCGTGGTGTTCTTCCAGTTAATTACTGAATTAAGGGCATCACCAATCTGAGATGTTTTATTGTTTTTAGTAATACGCTTAGAAGGCTCACGAAATGCCAGCTCCATGCGAGGGTTTGTGGTACCGTCCTGGATAGGCTTAAAAAAGAACGGGTAGCTGCGAAAGATCGCAACCACCTTCTTCATAAAGATATTTTCCTGCGAGTCTTTACCAGTCTTCGACTGTATGCCAAGAAGCTTCTCTTTAACTTGACTAGCTTCATCCACCAAGACAGCAGAGCATACGTTAGTGTAGCCAGAACGACGACACTTAGTATAAA